CAGAATAGAGTGCAGGGAGAACCTGCAACAGGTGATAACCTCATGAATGTCAACAATCAACCCATAGTGAACACTGCTACACATACCAATTCTTGAGGGACCCGTTGGCATGGAGTGACGAAGCAACGAAGCTAGCACCTCCTAGCGAGGCAGCGAGGATACGTAATGCCAGAGGGTTCCGATAGCTGTAGCGAGTGGTGACACGCAGCAACGAAACAAGGAGACACTCCCCCCGAAAGTATCACTGGAGGGGGTTTACATTTGATTGAGTAGGTGACGCAGTGAGGCCAAGTGTTGCCACGAGTGATAGAACATTTGAAAGGATAAACATGTAATATCAATTAACAACCTATAAATACAGTCTGCGAGATGAGCAAACGTTGGTACTGATAGCGTTTTAAAATGTAGTAAAAAGCTAATGCAAATAATTATCAGACCTGACACACTAAGATATACTCTAAGAAGTATGGACATAGCAACTCTGTACCTTTAGATGAACTAGATGTGTACGCCCTCCAACAGGCAAGTATAGACGTTGGCGTAGACTGTACGATTAGGTCCTTGTAATATAAAAAGCCATGAGTATAATGACAACAATGGATATAGATGAATTACTATACGAAGCAGAAAATGGTAAACGTAGTGCTATCTTAACCAGAATTACACCTGAAGCACAACCCTTTTGGGATGGCTGCGAAGACCGTGTAAAGAATGGTACACCAATTAAACCTTACGTTGTATCTAGGTTACTCAAAGAACATTTTAATATAAAGATAAGTGAATCAGCAGTACGGCATCACTTCGAAAACATAGCAACGCATGGCTAAATCAGATAAAGAGATTAACAAGCTTATAGCTGAAGCTGAATCTCATAAAATTCAAGAACTAAAAAAAGATAATTTACGCTTACTCAAACAATTAGAAAAAGCTAAAAATAAAAAAGCTGATATGATTGACGCTGTATATCAGGCAGTTTCTACAAACCTACGGACGTGGGCTAAACCTAAAATACCTAAACCTAAACTACATAAAAAAACTAAGAACGAAGAAATAGCAGTAGCTATATTAAGTGATGTACAGTTAGCAAAGGTAACACCAGATTACAATACACAAGTAGCAGAAGAACGTGTAGTTGAGTATGCAAATAAAATAGTAGAGCTTACTAATGTACAACGTTCAGCACATCCAGTTAATAAATGTGTAGTACTAGCAGCTGGTGATATAGTAGAAGGTGAGCTTATATTTCCAGGTCAAACACATCTCATAGATGCTAGTTTATATAACCAGGTAACTATTGACGGTCCCAGAATATTAACAAAATTTTTTGATACATTGCTAGCAAACTTTAATGAAGTAGATGTTCATTGGGTTATAGGTAATCATGGCAGCCTTGGTGGTAGAGCACGTAAAGATTATCATCCAGATTCTAATGCAGATAGAATGCTTGGAAAGATTATGTCTATGATATACAAAGATGAAAAACGTATGACATGGACTATACCTGATAGTACAGGTGATAATCACTGGTTTGATATAGCTAATGTAGGCGAAGGATGTAGGTTTTTTGTATGGCATGGTGATAACATACGAGGTCATTCAGGTTTTCCCTGGTATGGCTTTGGTAAGAAATTGTTAGGATGGAAAGCATTAGCTAGTCGAGGCCTCATGCCCGACTTCGACTACGCTATTGCTGGTCATTTCCATACACCTACAACTATGTACGTCAATGACGTAAGGTTATGGGTTAATGGTTCTACTGAATCATATAATACATATGCGTTAGAACAGTTGGCTAGTATGGGAAGGCCATGTCAATGGCTATTGTTTGCTAAACCAGGTGCAGGAGTAACTGCAGAATACCTAGTAAAGCTTGCAAATGAGCAAATATAGGGCATATAATATACATATGATAGACAATATTGTCAAGTCTGACTGGAAATTACAAAGTATAGAGTACAGTGGTTTAGGCAATAAGCCACACTTTATATTAATGAATGACAGTGGTGACTTTAAATTAGTACCTGTCGAGATAGGTATATATAATTTAAGGAAACTGTTAGGCTTAGAAGAAGAATAGTCTTATCTTTGTGTTCGTCACTACCTGACTCTCACACAAAGATAAAATAAGAAGGGAAGTTATGAGTAATAACGTTGACTTGCTATCTCCATTTCCACAGGAGTTAGTTCGTAAAGCACCCGCAGGTAAGTTCGGTGATTATGTGCCACACGCACATTATGTTGAACGCCTAAGGGACAGTGGAGTACAATACACCTGGCAATGTGAACCTGTATATGGTATGCACAATGGTGATAAAAGAATAGTTGGTGCTAAAGGTACTATAACAATAGAAGGCATGGGTAGTTATGATGGCTTCGGTGATGTAGATACATTTAAGCTAAGCAATGCTAAGTTTAATGATGGCAGCAATCTTAAAGACGCAGAGTCTGATGCATTTAAACGTGCATGTATGAGATTTGGCCTTGGCGTAGAGCTGTGGTCAGGCAGTAAACAGTCAGAAGAAGAAGCTACTGCAGCTACTGAACCAGAAGATAGGGTAGAAGTAACTAAAGTAGACATGCGTAAGAAAGAACATAAACCTACACCAGAAGATATTAAACGTATGAATGACATTATGGATAGTATCGTAGGTGAAGGTACAGAAGTTGATGAAGGCGAAGTAGAGTTTAAACCTTATCCTAAAGACGAAGCACCTTTCTAATGCAAGACTTACAATTTATTATGACAACCATTAATAATATGACTGAATCTGTACAGAATACAGAAACATTACATAAGATTATTGGTACTGCTAATCAGTATGCAATGACTATGAAGTTTCCATTAGATAAAACTCAATGGTCAGATGAACAACTAAACAAGTACTTTGCTATGATAGAAAGACTTGTTGAAATGCCAGTAGAATATACACAAGGAGATTTTGAAAGTATGGATTTACTTGAAAAATTAGAAAGTGCAGGCATTAAAGCAACTGAGATAGAACCAGGTTTGCAAGAATCAGGCGATATGTTAGGAGATATAGTTAATAAAATGGAAGAACAAAACAAATATAGAGATGACTTAAAATGTCCTTGTCCTAATCAGTTAATGGTATGGGATAATAGACGTACTAAAAAGTCAGATAAAAGCCCAGACTTTACCTGTTCAGGTAAGACACCTATGGAATGTCCTATGCATACAGGTAAGTGGCGTAAGTCATGGTGGTTAGATAACAGCGATATACCAAAGGAGTGGAACGTATGATTCCAGAATCATTTAGAGGTGAAGCAATACCAGCTTACATTAAAAGCAAGACGCAGTTAGTAGCGTATGTATTAACCAGATACATGGGAGAAAGTCCTATAAGTAACTGGGAGTTTGTAGCTGAGTTATACTGCCATAGATTTGGTGGTATTATACATAACCTTAGGCAGGAAGGTTATAAGATAACAACTTTACCTAGTAAAAAGAAGGGACTTGTACATTATTTTTGTACAGAAGTTCCGTCAAAAACTTCTGCCATTAGCTAATGATAGAAATATTAGTCAGTTGTTTTTTCCCTATGGTTCTAACAACTGACATAATACCTGAGTATCGTGAATGTATACAAGTACAAGAAAATATAATTCATGTATCTGAACATACTGAAATGTTATCCAGGTATTTTAAAGAGGAAGACATCCCTCGTGCATTAGGTATTATATACTGTGAGAGTAGCGGCCGCCCGCATGCTATCGGTAATAATACTAACGGTACCAGGGATGTTGGACTCTGGCAGTTTAATGATGATACATGGGCTTGGTTAAAACCTAAGCTTGGTATAATAAGTAAGCGTACTAACCCAGAGGTATCAACTGCAGTCGCAGCATGGTTAGTGTATAATGATGGTTGGCATCATTGGAACAGTAGTAAACATTGTTGGAAAGGAACTGATAATGATTTGTTGTGGACACAAACTAGACAGAGTATGCGTGGTAACTGACCAAGTATACTGTGATTATTGTGAGAAAGTATGGGGTCATGTAGATGACATGGTCTAACATAAACAAAATATTTAGAAAAGAAATAAACAAAATACTTAATCTTGTATGCGAAATATGTGGTGTAAGTTATATGACAGATTTTACATTGGTTAGGTATTGTAATGATTGTATAGAGAAATTAGAAATGGAGATGGATAATCTTGAGTGGGAATGAACCATTTGATGTAAATCGTGTAAACATTTTTACACACCCTAAATACATGAAAGTATGGGCACAGCAGTTTAACAAAGCATGCGGTAGTGATACGTTTAAGGTATCACCTGACATGCAAAAGCTTAGGTTTTTAATGGATAAATTTGTAACAGATTATAACTATCATTTAGAACAACTAGAAGGAGAAGAAGAGTAATGGTATATAACACATCAAGCACTAGGTTTGCTAGTGCAACAGAGTTATATCATATAACGCCAGACGCAACCAGAATAAGATGGTACGAATGGTTAGAAGAAAAGGCAACAGAGGCAGATAAAGCAAGCACATTTGGAGGTAAACGTTTACTAGGAGTGACAGATAAAGGTAATCCTATGTGGGTTACTATGACTATAGAACGTGATACATTAGAAATGACTATCACACTTACACATGAACTAGATACTATACGTAAATCTAAGTTATGTCCTAGAAAAATTGAAGTAGGTAACAATGAAAGAATACCTAACATAGAACACGCTATGCGTCCTGCTACCAAGATAGACCATGGCGAAGTAACACAACGTACATTAGATTATATAGAACAACTTATAACATTAAATGAAAGTCAAATACATTATACAAAAGGTAAATGTAATAGCTTAATGTTCTTAAAAGCTGCACATTGTATATACAACGGCAGTCCTGATAAAGGTAAATTTAGAGCACAAGATGTTATGAAAACATGGAACTTACCTAAGGGAAGTTACTTTGTAATAGATTAATGAATGGGTTATCAGAGATACGTGAAGAAGCTATGCAGCGTGCTAATAATCAATGTGAATGGGCATACTGTAATGATAACAAATGGTTAGAACTTGCACATATACAGGGTATAGGTATGGGCGGTAATAAGAAACGTAAATTTGATATTAATAATGTAGCTATATTATGTAAGCATCATCACGATATATATGATGGAAGACAGAGAGTCGGAACTAGCGTAGCATATCGTGATTTACTTAAAGGTTTTTTAAAAAGGGAACAGACTATCTAAACTTTGGACGTTAGTATTACTTACCTAATCCTAATTTTTTAAGTCCTTTATTAAAAGCTACTGCTTGTTTGTATGCTGAACGTTTAGTAACAAATGCTTTATCCATATCTCTATACATTTGGTCAGTAGGAAATCCTTCAGTTTTTCCATGTCCATGTGTACCTATTAGTTTACCTAATGATTTATACATATCATCAGCACGGTCACCTTTACGTAAAGCTTTATCACGCAATGCTTTGTGCTGCTTCATGCGTTTATTTAGTTCTTGTTTACCAAGACCTGAATATCCAGCACCTACTCCTCCATCATAATGACCAGGCATTAGGGATTCAACTTTGTTCCACGATTCATTAGGTTTCTATCTTGCCATGATGGAAGTTGTGGTTTTGGTTTTTTTTGGTTTGGCCTAGCTTTACCTTTTGGCTTAGCGTTGTATTCACCTAAACCAGCACCTATAAACCTAGGACCTCCAACGTTTTTAAACCCAGGCATTATTTTGAAATCTGTTTCTTAGCGTATGTTTTAACAACTGCTAACGCAGCTCCACCACCAGCTAATGCTGCTAATTGTAATGTTTCTGCTTCTACACCGACCAATGGTGCAACTGTTAACGCACCTATAAAGGCTTCAATGAAAGTCCACACAGCTCTTTCTACCATGTCTTTTAATTCTTCACTCATTTTATAACTCCATGCTTCATTCCAAGGAGTCCACGCAACGTCTTTCTTAAACGTCCCATCAGAATTTCTTTTACGTTTGAATCGCTCAAACATTATCTATCCTTGTTAAGTATAGCACCTATACCTACGGCACCAAGAGTAGTAAATAATTTACCTTTACCCTTACCTTTGCCTCTAATTTTAGATAATCTTTGTAAACGTTCTGCATTTTTTTGTGCTTGTCTTGATGTCATACCTTGTGCAACACCATCATCATATGCTTTTTTTATACTAAAACCTTCATTAGATACAACAGCTTTAGGTGCATCAGGTGTAACAGAACCTACTTTATTACCTGATACTTTACTACCAGCACTAAAGTTTTTAATTTCTCTACCACCTGGTGTATAACCTTGTTCTTGTAAACGTGCATCAGGTAAATTTGGTGCTTCTTGTATTTTTGAAGCGTCAGCAGGAAATGGTGATTGTTTAGGACCTGTTTCTCTAAAGTAAGTATCACCTTTACCTACTTCTACTGAAGATGAATCTCCAAAATCTACAGCTTGTCTAGGTAATAATGGGTTACCTTGTTTATCTAGACCTGTAAACGTAGGACCTCCTGGGTCTTTACTAGCTTTGCCTAATATACCACCTGTTTCTCCAAAACCTGGTTCACGATAATCATAAGGTAATTTTCTTGTTTCAGTACCACCTACATAAAATTTAGGTTTAGGAGAACCTGGTTGTGCACCTTCACGTAATGCTTTTTCTACTGATGCTTGTGATTTAGAACTTCTAGATTGTGAGTATTCACCATCTTTAAGTTTATCGTATGGTATTTCTCTAGCTTCTAAACCTGTTTTAATAATTGATTCAGATGATTTAATACCAGGACCTTTACCTTTAGAAGTAGTAGGTAATGGTTTAGCATCTTCAACCATATACTCTACATTACCTGGGTCTACTTTACCACCATAAGCTGATGTAACTCTTTTACGCAATGCTGCAGTTTCATATGTTTCACCCATTGTTTCTTGTGCAGCTTTAGATACTTGTAATTCTTTTTTAAGTTCACCTTGTAATCTACCTATTTCAACATTAGCTTTCATTTCTCCAACACTATCGCCAGATTTAATTGCTGATTCTAAATTAGATATTTCCTGGTCTATTGCAGATTCAATAGCTTCTTCTACACCACGTTGTGGTGATAACATTTGACGTTGTTGTCCTTCAAAAGGTACAGATTGTTTATCACCTACAGGTCCAAATTGTGTAGGGTCTGATAAAGGACCACCTGCAGTAGAGCCACCACGATAACCTGTGCTAGCAAGCTCGTCCATTTCTCCACCAATAAAATCCATTTTTCTTTGTTTTCTTAAAGGGTCACCACCAGATGGGTCATACTCAGGGTCAGATTCTAAGTAATCAAAACCACCTTCATCACTATATAATTTTTTACTTTTAGGTATTTTAACCATTATGTTATTCTCCTGCCGTCTAGTTTAGCAGACAAAGTTTGTACTTCACCACTTATCTCTTGTAATTTTTCCATAACATCAGATGTATTTTCTGGTGTATTATTTACATCACCATCATAATCTATGTAAGTAACTTCTACATCTTGTCCAGATTCAATAGCTGCTGCAACACGTGGATACACAAATTTATATGCATCAACACTGCTACCAATAAACCCATCTTTAGCTATACGATTATTAGTTTGTGTGTTACCCAGTATTAAACAACCTGCTGTATGCTCATCAGTATTACCTGTATGCCATAGTATGTATTCAAAACCTGGTACATTTTGCACATGTATCATACCCTTGTGCATAACACCGTATTTACCACTATATCTAGTATGAAAGCCACCTTCAGTACGTAGTTTTAACTTGTATGTACCTGCAGGAATCCTTGTTTCACCCCAGACTTTTACGTCACGTTGTTCATCTTCTAATGTATATGCAAGAAACGTACGTTTACCATTGTTTATTTCAAATAACAAACCTGATGTAGAATCATTACCACTACTAATTCTTAATACTTCATATTTCAAGTTTTACTCCTTGCCATACTTTACACCAACCATATGCTGCTACTTCTTCAATAAACTTAGTACAATAATTATTAACGTAGTGCATACAATTACTGCAGTACTGTCCAGGTTTAGGGCTATTGACAACATATGCTCCAGGTAGATTGTGCATTATTTCTTTTTAGATTTCTTTTTAGCTTTATTTTTTTTGCTATTAGGAAAACCTTTCTGCATATCAGAGTAAGCTTTTTTAGATATAGTAGAATTTTTTTTAGACCTACTTGTACCTGCTTTTTTTCTTTTATTTATATTATGATATAAACCTTTTTTTGCCATTTTTACCACTTTACCTTATGTGACCAATACCTAGCTGATAATTTGCTAGGTTTACTATCTTGTGCATTATGTCTAGCATAATACGATTTTTTTCTTGCTTTATCTTTTTTTGATTTAGGATTTTTACCAGCACCTCTAACTCCTTGCTGACCAAATCTAATTAACTTATATGTATCACCTTGTTTAGCCATAACAACATGCGATTTTGTTTTATGACTAGGTGTACGTTTTGGTTTGTTAACACCTTTTAGTCCATGTTTTTTCATTTGTGTTTTAACACGTTCTGGCACTGCCATTATTCCTCCTCACAAAAAGAATTGCCATGTTTGCAATTGCATACTTGTACAAATGAACCATCTGGTTTAGTTGTAACCATACACATTACCTACTGACTTTCTTTGCACCACCTTGTGGTTTGTCTTTTCTAAATCCTATAGTTAATAACCATATGACTAATGTAATTATAGTAGCTAATCCAGTAATTTGTTGAGCACTACCTGTTAACGTAAGGGTAGCTATAACTAAACCAACTAAAGTCCAGCTAAGATTTAATGTTTCTTTGATTATTTCTATTAACCAATTCCATATTTTTTTAATTACTCTTTTAATCATAAAGTTTTCCTAAATAAGAAAGCCGCCATAGTAGCTATTCTAGTCAAAATAACTGGGACTACAACTTCTTGAGCTTTTTCCTTCTGGTCTGTAGTCATATCATCACCAATAGTTGTAAGGTTTATTTCTTCTATATTAATATCTACAAAAACTTCTATAGGATTTTCTATAAATGCTTCGTATTGTATCTCTGTAACAACATCAGCTAGGGTATAATCTTCTACGTCTGCATTTTCTACAGCTCTTTCCACGTATTCTTCTACAGCTTCTGCTACTACAGTATCTGATTTAACAGCCTCTGCAATAATTTCAACATCTTCAGTTTCAACTGATAATACCTCAGCAACAACCTCAACTTGTTCCTCTGTAAGTTCTTCAACATTTTCAATTGCCTCCTCGACAACAGCTTGTACTATTTCTTGTACCTCTTCAGTAGCTTTATCTAAATTTTGTACGCCAACATCATTAACTTCTTCAAGAACTTCTACAACTTCTTCGGTGGTAGCTTCTTCAACGACAATATCCTCAACGATTTCTTCAACTTCAGATACTTCGACAATGACTTCTTCCTCAGAAAGTTCTTCTGCAGGTTCCTCCTCAGCATCTTCCTGTATTGGCTCATCCAAAACTTCCTCGATAACTTCTTCATCTTCCACCACAATAACAACATCATCTTCTAAAACCTCTTCCTCAATAATAATTATAACTTCTTCAGGTATATCTAACTCTATAACTTCTTCTTCTATTTCTATAATTTCAATAGTATCCTCAAGTTCTTGTATAATATCTACAAATTCTTCTAGTTCCTCTTCAGATAAATTCTCAAGGTCAATAGTGCTATCCTCAAGTTCTTCTAATATAAGTAATTCTTCTTCAGCATCTATCTGTTCCTGAATTAAACGCTCTTCTTCAGCAGCAATCTCTGCTTCAATAGCAGCTATTTCTTCTTCCGTGAGCTCAATAACTTCCTCTTCAATGAGAATATCTTCCTCTGTAAGGGTGTCATCTCCAAGTATATCTTCGTCCAACTCATCATCTATCTCTTCTTCGATAATTTCAACAACAACATCAGGTATGTCAGTGCAATCACCAGGCTGATAACCAAACCAATCTCCACTTTCTACTGCTTCCAAATATTGTTTATACGATAAAGGGTTATCTGGGTGTTCACAGCCATTTTCGTCCCATGCCAAATACGTTGTAATATTATCTTCAACGACATCTTCTGCTTTGGGTAAGGTTGTGCTAGTTGTTGTCGTACTAGGTGGCGTGTTATTAGGTACATCATATTTATAGTATACATTATCTATAAGCCACCAATCAGTTATTCCTTCTATTACTATTTCTGTAATAAATGTATCTACTGTTTCTGCTACTGCAAAAACTTTACTACCTGCTACTTCCATATCAGTATTTACATCTATTGTAAAATTTTCTGACGCACCATTATCATAATATACAACACCTGATACACCACCTTCTTGGTCTATAGCACCATAATTAAAACCTACTTCATAAGGTTCATTTGGAAATGCAATAGTAAGACTGTCTGAGCTACCTCTAATACCTAGTTGGTATCTATCATTACCAAAGTATACACTAGCAAAACAATCCATATCTTCTATACCTATTAGACCTTGTTCATTTAAATTTGCACATTCAGGACTTTGTGTAGTAGCAGCACTTACAACTGTGTCACTAGCTCCATACACAAATGTAATATCTGTATTTATTTCTTGATTATCAAAAGTTTCTGTTACTGTAGTTTCTTCTGCTATAGAATGTATAGGCACAGCTAGTAAAAGAACTGCAGTCAATACTGCTAGCTTTTTCACATTAAGTTATTGATTAACACCACCAATGCCGAGATTGCAACTAACCAGCCCGATAACTCTTGTCTTGATATTTTTTGATTAACTTTTTCATGTAATTCATCTATACGTTTATTGATATCTTGTTGTCCTTCTAATATAAGATTTAACATTTCTTTCTGTGTAAAACCGTTTCCTCCGTTATAAGATGTCATCTCTATCCCAATCATCTTGCCAATTCCAAGTATCCTTTTTGTAATAATAATAAGGAGTATTATCTGATTTGCCAGTTAAGAAATTATATAAATTACCATAGTTTTCAATAACTAAAACAACTAAAAATAATAATATGAGCAAATCCATAAATCGGATTATATCACATTATATTTGAATTTCTAGCATCCTTATATCCACCTGAAAATTTAGTTTTAAAATAACTTTGTATACCTTGAATATGTTCTAAGTCATTATTAGTAACTAATCTATTGTTTATCTTTTGATTATCCAATGGTACAAACAACATAGCAGGGTCACCTTTTGTTATCTGTATATTGTTATTATACAATTCTAACATTACAATAATTTGATTAGAATAGTAAGGGTCAATAATACCTGGCACTATTCTATAATCTTTATTGTATGCGTAATAAGAATCTTCACATAATAATCTACTGTGTTGTTTACTTACCATAGCAAATGGTGCATGTAATTTTAATAATGTTTTGTGTTTCATATCAGGAACATAATCACCATATTTATCAGGACCAAAAGCATTTACTTTTACAAATGTATGTTCACCTTCTTCAGGATTTATTTCTATATTTTGTCCATCTACTGTAATAGATATGTCTGTCCACCACCTTAACATATAAGTATTGTTAAAATAATCCCACACACCAGGACATGTTTTAGCAGTTTTACCATTTAAAAACCTTTGATTAATACCAGGTTGTGAGTTATGTGGCATATGTTTAAACCACTCAGGTGCTGCCTGTGTTAATATTTTGTTATCACTTAGTTGTACTTTGTTATTAAAAACAATATCTATATCATTCTTCTTCTGTTTGAACACGCAGTTTCCTTTTTCTAATTTCATTGTATCTATTATCCATGTATGTAGTAAGTTCTTGTCTATCTTTGTTAGTAACATAAGCATCTTCTTGTGTCATAGACCTAACTACTAATTCCATTTCTGAATTTCTTTTAAAAGGTATTATGTGCATAAGAGGTGTACCTGCTCTCAACTTAAACGTTTCACCAGGTAATAAATTAATTTCACATGGAAAACTTATTTCGTGAAACATATCTGTATCTACAATGCCAGGTAAACATCTTATTTTTTTATGTGTTTCGTGATAAAAAGGGTCAAACATATACACAGACCAACCTGGAGGTGTTTTAATATTCCAAGGATTTTCTAATTTTAATACAGTACCATCAGGTAATGTACCTATTTGCATACCTTCTACTTGTTTAACATCATGTTGATTTACCCAGTCTGTTATTTGTACATCATTAACTACTTGTGACATATTATATTGATACGAACCATCACCATTATCTCTTATAATAAACTCTGACCAATTAGGTATAACAAAACCTTCAGTTAACCAATCTCTTATAGCAGGACATGCTCTTGCAGTTAGAGGGTCATCATTTAACCACATACCTTCTGCTGTTCCTTTAGGTAAAGTTTTCCACCATTTAGGAAATGCTTTAGACGCAGGTACAGGAGGAAATGTTTCATGCAAACCTAATATTTTATTATTATGAAAAAATTCTATGTTCATGTCCACCTATATTTGTTTATGTTCTATTAATAATATACTCTATCTTAGGTTTTAAATCATCCCAATCATATGGTTCTTCTGCTTCTGTTCCTTCTCCTAAATGATACCAACCTGTAGCTACCCATTGTGCAGGTTTAGTTAATGTTATATCTCCTGTTTCATCTACACCATTATAAGTGTATTCATCTACCCATACTACTACACCAGGTATAGCTGATACATGAAAAGTAGCTTGTTCTTCTTCAGTTAGATTGCTAGATGCCCATGTACTATCGTCAACGTCATAATCTTTTTCATATCTAACCCAATCATATCCATCTATGTCAGGTTTACTATCCCACAATTCATCATAAGTTTCGTACTTATCGTTAACAAATACTAGCTTTGGCATTATAAATCACTTGCTGTGTAATAACTTACACTTCCTGAGCTACCACTTTGTGCCTGTCTACCACCACCACCACCTGATACATTAGTATTAAATGTAGTGCTGTTGTTAGTTCCTCTAAATATTCTTATGGTACCACCACCTGAACCACCACCACCTGCACCGAAACCTGGACTATTGTCGTTAGGACCTGGACCAAAAGCACCATGACCACCTACTGCTTGTAAGTTTCCTGAACCTGATACTGCACCTGCAAATATAAATATTGCTCCACCTGTTCCATCTTCACCGTGAGAACCGTTATTGTTACCTGAACCTAATGGATTACCTGCACCACCACCTGCTTGTGTATATGTTTGTACAGCGTTTCCACCTTTACCACCTCTAGGTTGTCCGTTTCCTGCTGCACCACCACCAGTTCCACCTCCTCCTGGTCCACCTGAGAAAGCTGTACCGCTTGCACCTGAACCTGCAGGACCTGATGAAGCGTTATGTCCTGTACCACCACCACCTGGTCCAGCTATTGGTCCAATATTACTTGTAAGTTTTATTGTTGTAGCGTTTACATTTCTATTTGCAGAGTTATTGTAATGATTACCACCTCTTTTACTCATTGATACAGTCCCACCGTCCATGCTAAATGTACCACCTACATAAATAGACATACTCATTTTTCTATTGCTTGGTATAAATGTACTGCTTGCTATTGATAGGTTTCCATTTACCCATATCAAAGCATGTTTATCTGTATTGTTTGTAAAGAATGTAGAGTTGGTGCCATTAAATGTAGCATTACCATCAATAATAACGTAGTCATAATCTCCTACATCTACACTATTTACAGTAAGACTACCGCCTGTTGTAACTGATTGTGCTTTAGCATTAGCATA